CAGCCGTGATGGTGCGGCTCGTCGGCACCTTCCCCGCGAGGTCCGTGGTCAGGTTGGCAACCTGGGCCTGCGACAGGCCGCCGGCGGGGATCGGGTCCGACCCAGCCGAGCCGTGGGTGCTGCCGTGAGTGGTCGGCGTGCGGGCATTCGATAGCCTGCTATCGTTGCCTTGGCAGACCGTGCCAGCCGTGCTGCCGAAGTCTGCCGACAGGGTGATGTTCGTGGAGAGCGCGCCGCCTCCGGTCAAGCCCGTGCCAGCGGTCACCGTGCGCGTGGTCGGCACCCGGGTTGCAAGGTCGCTGGGCAGGTTCACGACCTGCGACTGAGCCAACAGCAGCTCGTCGGTCCCGCCATCCTCGTGGCTGGCCGCGTGCGCCGTGGGGGTCCGCGCATTCGACAGGCGGATGTCCGTGGCCGTCACCGCCTGCGTGCTGCTTCCGCCGCCGCTGGTAGCAAAGTCCACCGCCAGCGTGCCGCTGCTTGTGATCGTGCCGCCCGTCAGACCCGTGCCGCCCGTCACGCTGGTGACGGTCCCCGCCGACGGGTTGGTCCAGCCCACCGCGTAGTCGGTGTTACTTGTCTTCCGCAGGACCTGGTTGGTCGTGCCGCCTGCGGGAATCCCGGGGTTCACGGAGATGTTGATCGTCTCGCCCGAGTTCGTGACGGTGATATAGACGGGGTCGTTCACGGTTACACCTCGCCCGTCGCTGGGTTGACCTGCAGGTTTCCGCCCGCTACGTAGCGGCGGATGAGGCCGCCCGTCCATTCGATCTGGAAGTCGAAGCGGCCGTTGCCCGTGTCGAAGGTCGCCGTCGTGGCGGCCGGCACCGTGATGATCTTCTGCGCCGGGCTTGCCCCGGCCGTAATCATGCCGTTCGTCGTGCTGGCGGTCAGGAACGGCGCCTGGTCAGGGAACGCGCAGATCAGTCGCCACGCGGTGGCGCTAGCGATGTCCGTCACGCCCGTCATGGTGACGGTGGTCTGGTAGGTCGCGCCCTTGTTGAAGATGACGTTCCATTGGTCCATATGGTCACTCTCCGGCAGGAGCAGGATAGAAGCGGGGGTCTGCACCCTCGTCGTAAAGGCACCCGATGTCGCACCATTCGCTGTCGCCCAGCTGCACGGCCACGCCACCAGGCGGCGGCTGCCACTCGGAAACGCCATCCCACACGATGAGGTTGTCCACGATCCCAGAAATGATGACTGCGTATCTCATGAGACGATCAACCGGACGAACCCGTTGCCTCCAGTACCGCCGTTTCCGCCGCGTGTCACGCTTCCGGCCCCGCCACCTCCGCCGCCGCCGCCATTGATTCCGTTGCCCCCATTGCCTCCAGCGGCAGACAACGCGCTCCCTCCTCCGCTTCCCCCGCCGCCGGGGCGATAGTTGATGTCGGCAGTTGCATTATTGCCCGCTCCCCCACCAGCAGTTCCACCCGGGTTGAGCGTTCCAGCATCTACAGAGCCTCCACGAAGCCACGCATCCGCTCCTGCGTTTTGCGCGGATGCTGTTGCGGTTCCTCCTCCTCCTCCTCCTTGTGCTCCCATTGGTGACACAGTCGGCGCTGGAGACGAGAATGTGAATCCGCCCGAACTTCCAGCCGCTCCGGCAAATGTCCAGCGGTTGTTCATGATCTGGCCTCCGGTTCCTTGGGAGGCACCCGTGCCAGCATTTCCACCATTAGCAGATGCAGCGTATGCAAGTGCCACAGATCCGGAGGTCTTCGTCACGGCGCTGAACCCACCGAGTGACCCAGCCGTGCCGCTTGTTCCTGAAGTAGTAGATCCAGTACCACCTGCGCCGCCAAGACCAACGGTGATCGTGAGGCCCGTACCTGCGCCACCAAGATCCGACACCAAGTATGTCAGATCCGTCAGCCCGCCACCGCCACCTCCGCCTCCACCAAACTTGTTGCCAGCCGTGGTGAGGAAAAATCCGGATCCTCCACCTCCACCTGCACCGCAACAGACCATCCGAATGGTGGTCGCTCCGCTTGGGATGGTGTAGGTGCCGCTCGACGCGAAGTTCACAACAACAGGTGTGAACCCGCCTCCGGCCGTTGCCCATGCCCCATCCCCGCGCAGGTAGGTGCTGGAACTTGGCGTTCCCGTCGCGCTGATCTTGGCAACGGTCACCGTGCTGTTGGCGATCTGTGTCGTGCCGATTGCGTTCGCCGCGATGGTCGGATTCGGGTAGGTCCCGGTCAGGCTGCCGCCGGCAGCACCCGTAGGCGTGCGCGCATTGAACAGGCGGATATCGTCGCCTTCGCAGGCTGTCAGGCTTGTGTTGCCGAATGCCACAGCCAGCGTGCCGCTCGTAGTGATCGTGCCGCCTAGCAAACCCGCGCCGGCCGTGATGCTCGTGACCGTGCCACTGCCGCCGCTGACCGAGGCCCAGGTGCCGTCGCCGCGCAGGTACGTGGTCGCGCTCGGCGTGCCCGTGGCGCTGATCTTGGTCATCGTGATTGCGCCGTTGGCAACCGTGATGGGGATAATCAGATTGGCGGGCGTTCTGCAATAGATGATGCCGTCGGCGATGTTGATCGCCAGCTCGCCGTAGGTGATCTCCGCAAGCGTCGGGCTGACGCCGCTGGTTCCATTGTGCTTCGTGATGATCGTGTCGGTCATTACGAGCCTCCGGTGAACGTGCCACCGTTGAGCGTCAGGTTCGAGAAGGCGTTCTCGTTGCACTCCACCTTCACGGCGTTCGGCATGGCAAACCAGTACTGCGTGGCATACGGGGGGTCGTCGACGCACCCCGTATACGCGGTCGGGAACTGCTCAACCATCTGCACGATGGTGCCGACCGAAATGGGCAGCGCGCTGATTGTTCCGTTGGTGTAGTCCGACTGCTTCACGCCTGGAGCCACCACGTTGCCGACGTTTGCGGCACCCAAGTAGATGTTCCCGTTCTCGGTCAGGTTGCGGGCAGAGCTGCCGGATCGCCCCCAGGTCGCCAGCGGGACCGACAGCGGGCACGGGGCGCACGGGTTCGGCTCAACCTCCGACCACGTGTATTCCCATTGCCACGGGTTGGTCACGTCGCCGACCGTGCATTCCAGCGCCGACGATGCCGTGATGATTGCTGGGAAGGTGCGCGTGTTGGGCGGGGCCACGTCGATCTGCATGGCGCCCGACCCCAGTCGGCGGGCGTGCGCGAGGCCCTTGCTGAACGTGATCTGCCCGGGGTCGTTGGTCGGCAGGCCGTTCGGCCCCAGCACCCAATCGTCCTGGTCGGCCACGGTCAGGGCGAACGGCACTAGCTCCCCGTCGCGCACCCCCACCGCGTAGCGCAGCATGGTGGTCCGGTAGCAGCCGTTCGGCACCCGGGGCCACCCGGCCCACGCGGTCTGCCCAACGATGACCGAGCACCGCTTGACCAGCAGGGCCATGACCTGCGTGACGTAGGTGCTGTAGTCCCAGCTCGGCATCGACGTGCCGTAGATGTTCGTGCCCGGGCTGCTGGCGTTCAGGCTGGTGTTCAAGGAGGCGACCAGCGACCGCGGCTCCTTCAGGACCCGGGCACCGATGTTGGTCCGCGCCCTCGAGGTGGCCAAGGTGTTCTGCCAGCCGAACTCCCGGTCGATCACGAACTCCACGTCCCCGGCCTGGTAGTCGGTCGTGTTGTTGTACTTGGTCTTGCCCTCGATGCTGCGGTACGGGAAGGACACCGTCACCTGCTGGGGCATCCGGTTCTTCTGGTAGTTCGCGTCCCCCTGCCACAGGGTCATCAGCGGCTCGGTGCCCGCCGGCGTGGCGCTCGTTGCCTCCACGCCGCCACCGTAGGCACGCTTGTTGCTGGTCATCCACGTGGCCAGGTCGCCGCTGTCATCCTTGACCTCGACCAGCGTGTAGGCGCTGTTTATCACGTCGTACTGCAGCACCCAGCCCGTGGCCGCGAGGACGAAGTCCAGCGCCATGCCGAGGGAGCACTCGGGCGTGAAGACGTGGTCGGCGATGCGGCTGGTCAGCGCGGCGTTCGGGTTGTAGCCGCCTGGGATCGTGAAGCCGCCAGAGATGGCGGCGAGCTGCGCCTGCAGCGCCGTCACGAAGGTCAGCGGCGTGGTGTTGTCGGTGACGCCACCCGTGTTCCAGCGGCCGTCCGAGGAGAAGAGAGGCGCCGCGAGCGCGGCCTGGTTGAGGCTGTTGACCTGGGTCTGCCGCCACCAATAGCGTCGATCCACCGCCTCGACCATCGCGGTGCCCGCGCCGCCGGCCACCATCCAAACCGGGCGCGGAGGCAGCAGCCAGACGGCCATCGACATGACCGTGGCGTTCGTGCTTTCCTTCCACGAGAAGGTCGCCGTGGCGTTGGTACCCGAGGCGTACAAAGCCTGCAGCTGCGCCTGATCGACCAGCACTCGGATGCGGGCTTCCCGGCTGGCCCCCGAGGGGATCTCGATAGCGAACAGGTCGGTCTCCGACAAGCCGACCATGCCCGCGATCTCGAGGATCTCGCGCTCGGGGACCAGCACGGGAATGACGGTCCCGCCCGAGGTGGTGAACCAGGCGCTAATCATGTGACGAAGGTCTCGGTCGGCACGCTGTAGCGCGCCGGGTTCGCGGTGGCAAGGTCGAAGACGCTCGCCGTCGTGGCCTGCGATCCCGGGGTGCCAACGGGCGCAAGCGTGGGAATAATGATCTGATTCGGAGCGCCCCATGCGCGGAGCTGCGCCCCGCTCGGAGTGGTCTGCGTCACGAAGCCCGCCCCGCTGGTGCCCGGGTCGTACATGGCGAAGGTGCGCTCGTAGATACCCGTGAACGTCCGGTTGCCCTGCGCGTCGAACTTTCCGTAGGCGACGTGCCAATCGTCATCGGTCAGGTAGGCGTTCGACGGGAGCGGGCGGATCTCCTTTGGCGGCGCCTGGTTGGACCGCGCAGTCTCCACGCGCTCCGTCACGTAGACGCAGGGCTTGCGCGTCTGCATCGTCACGTCAGGAGCGTCGATGTACATGGGCGACAGGCGGACGATCCCGCTGTCGTACTTGGCCTTGCTCGTCGAGGTGTTGTGCCCAACGATGGTCGTGTAGCCGTCGCTATTGTTCGGCGGCTGGTACTGAGTTGCCGAGAACATCCCGTCGAACTGGCTGTTCATCGCAGACACGCCGTCCGCGCCGGCGATGACCGTGACCGACACGGTGCCATAGGTGTTGACGCCCGTGATATTGAACACGGTCGCCTGCGGCATCCCTTGGTTGGTCTGCTCCATGCCGCTGACTTCGTTCTCCAGCCAATGAGGCAGCATCCCGTAGGTCGTATCCACGCCTGCCGCTGGCGACAGCGGGCCGTAGGAATCCATCGTCCGGTTCACGGTTCGAGTCACCGCAAACTTGTTGCCGATCATGAATGCCAGCGGAACCGGAGCGGTGCCTGTGGTTGAGTCGGTCGGCTGCACCATTGCCACCATCTCAAACCGGATGGCGTAGCCAGACAGGATATTGCGCTCGGTGACGCGCAACCTCTGAATAATCATCCTCTGATAGGACACGTTTATTCTGGCCTTGGACAGCTGCACCGCGGCCTCCACTAGCCTGCGGTTGCCCGTCGTTCCCGTGATGCTGGACAGCGACAGGTCGCCCTCAAGGTCGCAGGAAAATTGCACGATGGCAGACGCCTGCGTTTCCCGAGCACGTTCGTAGGAGAACTCCATATCCCCGACGCGCACGCCGTCAGGCAGGTCCAATGCGTACCGCTTGTCCACGATTGTGTAGGACAGCATGGTGCCCGTGGCATCGAGCGCAAACGACTGCGTCTCGCGCCGCCAGCCTTCGCCGATCACCGGAGGAATAATGGCTCGACGGAACAGGTCGGCATAGGCATCCTTGCCCAGCCACGTCGCCTGGCTTGCAAGGGTCGTGTCCGATCCCGTGGTACTCCGAGCGACCCGGACGGCTCCGCTGATGGTCCACGTCGTTTGCCCAGCGGCATCCAGCGAAATGCTCGACTGCCACGTGTGGGCCACGACGGTCTGGTTTTCCACGTAGGACGTGCGCCGAGTCACTTCCCACCGCACGAGCGCGAGCTTATCGCCCACGATCTCGGTGGTCTCAATCTTGACGTACGGGCCTCCCAGGTCGTCGCCTGTTGCCGCGCTTGCGTCGTAGTAGGCAAACACCGAAAACGTAGGCCCGGCGTTTAGGACCGCAGACAGGGCGCGATTGCCGCCACGAGTCAAAGCCTGCTCAAGCTGGTTCCATGTCTCGTCCGTTTCAATCAGGCCCGTGCCACGCGCCACGAGCTCTTGCCCGTAGGGAGTCTGTTGGTCGTCCGCGAGCAGCGGCGTCGTGTTCCACGCATCCACGAACACGTTCGTGATGGATACAGTAATGCCGGGCCGTACCGTAACGTCGAGCGTCGAGCTTGAGTATGCAGGCATTAGTACGGCCTCCCGGTCATCGCCATAACATCAGCGCGGAACCAATCATTGACCTCGCCGGCAAGGTCCTTAGTTCCCGTGTTGGTCTTGATGATCTCGAGGTTCTTCAAGATCTTCTCCAGCCACTCCGGCAGGTTGTCCAGGATTGAGCGACCGAATAGCAGTCCTGTCGCACCACCAAGGCCTAGGTAGGTTGAGGCCCGCAGAGTGCGCCGACCAACATCCGCGAGGCTAGTTCCGAGGTCGCGTTGCAGGAACGTGTCAAGCTGGGAGGTCAAGTAGGATGCAATCTTCTGCGGCAGCGTCAGCTGCAGCATCTGCAATCGAATCGCTCCAGCCGCTCCGATCTTCAGGACCGACCAGCCCATGCCGACCGCGGCGGTGATCTTGTTGATGTCGAGCATGGTCGTTGCCCATGCGTTGGCAGCAGCCGTATCCAGCCTCTGCGCGGCGGCGTAGAGTCGCCCGTTCTCGTGTACCTCGCGCAGGTCGCGCCCAAGCTGAGCGATCTGCTCACGCGCCTGTCCTAGTGCCAGCACGCTGCTGTACTGCGCCAGCTCTGAGATTCGCTCCTTGATGGCCTCGTTGGCCCGACGCATCCCAAAGGCAAACGCAGTCACGGCGCCGACGGCGCCGATCAGCCCGGTCGCCCACAGCGCCAGCCGGGGTGCGCCTGCCGCCAGCCGACCAAGCATGGACCCGGTGGCGCTGGCGTTGTTCGTTAGCGCCCGGAACCCAGCGATGGTCGGGCGGCTGAAGAAGTCTCGCAGCTCGCCAGCCGCATCGCCAGCGACGCCCAGCCGCGAGGTCTCGATGCGCTTCGTCATCGCCTGCCACACGCTGATGTTCTGCCGCAGTTGACCGAGCCGCTGCGCGAGCTGCTGCTGCGCCAGCGTCATGGGCTGCATGGTCGCCTGCCCGGTCGGCGTGGACGGGCCACCGCCTGGTGCGCCAGCCGCCATGCCGCGGCCCGCGCCAGCGCCACCCATGTCCCGGATATTGATGTCGATATGCCCGAGGTCTTCCATTACTTCACCGTCCAATCCATCTCGTAGCAGTAGTCGTAGGTGTCGCGCAGCGTCAGCCAGCCGTCCATGCCGTCCACGGCCGAGACCGTTCCGCCGTTGCGGAAGATCATGGGGACGAGCATCCCGGGGTAGAACCGCTGCACCAGGTACTCGCGCAAGGCATCGGCAAACTGCTGAACGCCGATGTCGCCCGAGATGCGTTCGGTGCCGCGCTGCATGGGGTCGAACATCCCGCGCCACCACACGACCATGTCCACCTGGCTGCGGATCATTCCGACGCCGCTGTTGGGGTGGACGGCCGTGTCCGGGCCGGCGATGATCTGAATGGCGTACTGCCCAACGGTCTCGTCGATGGGGCCTTCGGTCACGTACACGCAGTCGCCGTAGCCCGACTGCTGCATCCATTGCGACAGGTCATCGCGCATGGCGTACAGGATGGTCGCCGTACTAGCCATTCCGCATCCCCTCCATCATCCGGGCCTGGACCTCGATCTTCTGCGCCAAACGGTCGTTGCCCGTCATCTCGTAGACCGCTCGCGCCTGCGCCTTGCCGTCGCCGAAGGCGATGGCGATGCCGTTGGCCAGCGTCACAGCCTGGGCGCTCTCGACTGCGGGGATGTTCGCAAAGAGGCCCATAGCCGTCTCGGGGTCGAACTCGTTGGGCAGGCGACCGTAGGCCGCGAGGAACCTAGCGGCCGCCCTTACACGTTTCCCGCGGCCTGCACGCGGTTGCTCATCCGCGCCCATGCCGCAAGGAGCACGTGGTCAGGCGCCGACTTGGCGACCTCGGGGGTGCGCGAGGACTCGCGCAGGCACTCCACGATCTGCGCGGTGGTCGGGTCGGTGCCCGCGGCAACCTTGGCCTGGAGCATCGCCAGCACTTCCATGTACTGGACCACGAGCTGGCCCTGCGGGAGGGTCAGCCCGAACAGCATGGGATCATCGTCGTCGGAGAGGGTAATCATGTTCAGGGGGTGTAGGTGTAGAAGCCATCGGCACCCGGGATCGCCATGAAGTTCAGCGTGAGCACGCGCTCACGGTTGCCCCATTGCGAATCGCCCGTGCCTTCAGGCTGCAGGAAAGCGTAGTTGAACGTGTAGTTCTGCGTGCCGCTCACGCTGTCGATCTGCAGCGGGAAGTAGGCGCCGTCGGAGATGATGCGCCGGCCGACCGGGCTGGCGTTGTACGCACCGCGCTGGTCCGCCAGCATCGCCTGATAGATCGACGCATCCCACTTGACGAGGGCCACGGAGATGCGGGCGACCGTGCCCTGGAGGACGATCTCCTCGGGGGCGGCGCCGCTCATCACCGTCTTGACCTCGTGCTGGTAGTCGGTGAACTGGATGGCGGGCAGGTTGTCGTTGTCAGAGAAGCCCAGCGTGGTGCCGTTGACGATGACCTGCGTGGGACCGGGGACGTAAATCAGAGCTGCCATGTCACTTGCCTTTCAGAATGGACTCCAGGCCCAGCTTGATGCTGACCCCGATGTCGCGCCTGTCGTTGCGGGTAGGGAGTAGGAACGGGCGAGCGGGCACGGTGACGCCCTTCTTCCTGCCCGTAAAGTCTTGCCCGGGGACCATGCCGGCAGCGCGGGCCTTCTTGCCGCTGTCGTACCGCGCCCCCTTCTTGGTCAGCGGGATGTAGTTCGGGCCTGCCGTCTGGAAGCCCATGTCCTGAAACAGGCCGTACTTGTGGCCGCGCAGGACCAGCCGGATGCCGTTGGACTGACGGTCGCCGCGAGCGTTGAGGCTGCCGAGCAGACCGCCGCCTGTTCCGCGATTGACCAGCGGCTGCCCGCCGTTGCGGTAGCCCGCGGTCTCAATCATGTACTCGGTGCGCTGCTTGACCTTGCCGCCGGGCGTGGTGTAGGTCACCGTGCGGCTGCGCGTGAACCCGCCCTTTGGCATGGACCGCACCCACTTGCGGCCGAAGAGCTGCTTCAGCGGGCGGTGCGCGACGCCGTCCGGGCCTGCGCCCGAAGCGCCGACGGCGCCCTGCCGGGGCTGGCCGCGGTTCTCGTTGATGTGGTTCTCCATCCACGCTACCGCCAGCTGGGCGATGCCCTGCCGGATGCGGGTGTTCCGCAGCGCCGCCGCGACTCGTCGGCTCCACGTGCTCACGGGTACGTGGTCCCCCGGCGCGGCGGGAAGAACTGCGTGTTGGAAGCCTGGTTGTACCAGGACAGGTTGCTCGTCGGCACGGCGGCCACCATCGGCAGCCCAGCCTGTGCGTTCTGCGTGACCGAGCCGAACAGCATTTTGCCGTCGCGCAGGCCCTCGCAGAAGGTGTACGCCTGCTTGATCCGCTGCTCAATGGCGGGCGACAGCTTCGCGCCGCGCCGCTGGAACAGGAACTCGGTGGCAAGATCCACCACCACCATGACCATTAGCGGGTCCTTGGCGGCGGCCAACACCAGGATCTCGGCCTCGGTGTAGATCTCTCCGACCCGGATGTACGAGCGGAGGATGCTCGTGCCGCGCTCCAGCGCGGCGGTCGTGATCGGGTTCGGCCCCGGCATGGGGGTGCCCGCATCGCCGCACAGCTGGGCGATGATGACGGAATCCAGCGCAGCCTCGAGGTCCGCGTAGTCGGCGTAGGCGGTCATCGGTGCCTCCTCACATCCGCCTAGGGGGGGCCGAAGCCCCCCCCAGGCCGATGGCGATGGGTTGCGTTACGAGATCACGTCGCCGATGGCGAAGCCGCCAGCCGGCGCAACGAGGGCGGCGATCGAGTTGTCGATGACGCGGCCTTCCATGCGACGATTGTACGGGTCCGTCCAGTTCTCCACCGTCATGTCTTCGTAGGCGAAGATCTGCAGGGTGGAGAAGCTGTTCGCGCCCTCGACGCCGACCAGCCCGCCCGGACGGGACACGAAGTACGCGCCCTGGCCGAGGATGTAGGACGTGGTCGTGGAGGCCGCGCCCTTCTTGCTGGTGACGATCGACGAGTCATCGACGATGACGTCGCCGAGGCCGTACAGGGTGGGCGGGATGCCCCAGCGCGAGAAGGTGTCCGAGCCCTGGAGGAACTGCAGCGCGGCGCCGTAGTTCTTCACGTAGCTCTGGATCTCCTCGGTCTGCGCGATGGTCGTGGCGACCTCCGGGCTGATGACCAGGATCAGCTGGTTCGGGGCGACGGCGCCCGAGCTGGTCTGGTTGACGCGCTGCATGACCTTCTGGATGGTCTTCTGGATGTAGGGGTTGGCAGCCGTCGAGCCGCTCCAGTAACCACCGACCGACAGCGGCGAGGCCGTCGGGTTCGCGGCGTAGTTGCCCGACTGCGTCCAGCTGGCGTTGTCAGCCAGGACCGTCGCGGCCTGCTTCGTGCGGCGGGTCATCGCCAGCACGGCCTTGCTGCGGGCGTGCTGCGCGACCACGTCCCAAGCAGCCTGCTGCGCCGACTCCTGCGGGATGTAGAAGGGGAAGGTGAAGCGCTGCGTGGTGTAGGGCAGGAACTCGAACGAGTTCTGCTTGCCCGTGGGACGGTCGTTGCCGAGCGGCCACGCGAACTCGTTCACGTCCGTGATGCGGATGTTGTCGGTGGGATCCTGGCGCAGGTAGTAGCCCGACATCTTCGTGGTCGGGACGATCTGCGCGTAGCGGGTCAGGCCGAAGGTGTTGACCGAGCGGGTGAACTCAACCTGGAGCGCACCAGTCGCAAGGTCGTTCGTGCTGGGGACGAAGGTAGAAAGACCTCCGCCAACGGGGTAGAAAGCCATGAGTCAGTCCTTCCTTTCAGGAGGGGGTGGGGGAGATCAAACGATCTTCGGTCCGATACGGAATGCACGGATGATGTCGTTTGCGGAGCCTGCTTCAAGTGCGAGGTAGTACGCCAGATCGCCGCTGCCGGCAACCAAGGCGGTGCCGTCGGTGCCAGCAGTCAGCGGGGCGCCAATGGTGGCACCGCCAGATCCGAGCTGGACCTGCACCGTGTTGGTCGGCTGCAGGCTGATCGGGCCGTCCTCGACAGCGTTGTAGGTGCCGTTAAAAACATTGACGCTGCCGTCAGTCACGCCGACAACATCGTCATTGCCCGTCGCTGCGAGACCCGTGAATGCGTCCGTGGTCGAGAGCTTGACCATGCGAAACGGGTAGATGTTCTCGCCCGCGATCAGGTTGGGGATAAATCCAAAGTCTGCCATGATTCAGTTCCTCACTTGCCCGTCTTGCGGGCGTTGATGGCCTTGCGGTATTCCTCCGGCTTGCCAGCGAACTGCCGCACAAGCTCGGAAACGGTGGGCGCGTCGATGTCCCCAGCGGGGACCGCGGCGCGGCTCATGTCGATTCGGACGCCCATCGGGTCGCGGGCGAACAGGTCGCGCCACGCCTCGAGCAGGTCCGCGGGGTTGCGGCTGGCCGAGAGCTCGCCCAGCAGGCGGGGGCGGTGGCTAGCCGGGATGCGGTAGCCGTCGGCCTCCATCGCGTCCAGCTCGCGGCTGAACTTCTCGCGGGCCATCTCGGCCTTCATCTCGGCGAGCTGGCGGGCCATCTTGGCGTTCTCGCGCTTCAGCGCGAACACGTCGGCGCGGCCCGGGCGGCCGGCCAGCAGGCGCTCATCGCCCGCCATCGCCATCTCCACCTCGACCTCGTCCTCATCCTCATCCGGCGCGCCCGTGTGGCTGCCGATGTCGATGTGGACGGCGTCCTCGGCGAAGTCTTCCTTCTTCTCGTCCTCGGCGGCGAACTGCTGCGTGAGCATATCGTCGGCCGCCATCTCTTCCTTGTCGCCGTCCTTGGCCTCGTCGGCGGCGAAGGCACGCTTCATGGCGTCCTTCATCTCGTCCATCGCGGCCTTCAGCGCGGCGACTTCCTTGTGCAGGTCGTCTGCCATGTGCGTGTCCTTGTCCGTGGGAACGTAAGTAGAAAGCCCGCCGCCGACCGTTCCCATGTCGAAGCGGAGCGAACGTGCGAACCGGACGGCCTGGCCTGCCCGGGTGAAGTGCGTGTCCGGGAGGGGCCTGCGCGGGGTCTCACGACCCAGCAGGGCAACCTCGGACAGGTGATTCTGTTCAGGCCAAATCTCTGCGCTCCGGCGCGGGAAGGCGTTGGTCGCCAGCAGCTTCTCGAAGACGCTGCGCTCGACCTCGCAGTCGCCGACGATGTAGCCGACGCCGTCGCGCTCCTCGTACCGGAGCTTCGTAAATCGGCCGACGGAGCTCTTCGGCTCCTGGCCGTCGCGCTCGTGCATGACCACGAGACGGGGATAGGACCCCTTGGCCATGTACTTATGCGTGCCCTCCACGATGCTACGGACGCGCTCATTGTCGAACTGCGACAGCTCCTCGTCGCTGTCGCCGTCAATGCGCGGGTCGTAGGCGCAGAAGACCTCGAGGTCGTGAATGGTGACCGCGCCGTCGCCGGGGGTCACCTTGTGGGAGGGCATGCGGGAGTGCTCCACCTTGCCGTCCTCCTTGTCCATTTCCTTGACCTTGCGGCCCGCCCAATCGCGGCCGGCATCCCCGCCCCACAGCATCCAGGCGATGTACCCGGCGTCGGCCTCCCCGCCTGCCTCGTTGCCCGCGTGACGAGCGAAGAAGGAGTCCATGCGGCGCACGGTCTCCGGGGACAGGCTCTTCCTGTTCTGCAGATCCCGGGCGCGGGCCACGCCGACCTCCGTGCCGCCCCGCTTGTGCTTCTCACGAAGCGCGAGGCCGCGGGCGGCGTTGTCCGCCATCTCCTGCGTGGGCTTGAGGTCGATACCGTCCATGTGAATCTCAAGTTACGGGCGGGCCTGCTGTATCCGTGAAATACCGCGGTAGACGGGACCATTCAGCCCGCAATGAAGCCGGGGTCGGGGAACTGCCCGGAGTCGATCAGGCGCTGCCGCGCCCCGTTGTGCTGGCGGATCGCTTCGATGTTCGGCTCCCCGTCCTTGTCTGTCCAGCCCCGCGACACGGCGGTGGCGATGGGGACGGGCGTCCAGCTGCAGCGGCATTGGAAGCCCGCCGGCGTGGGAATGCCCATCGCGTCGATCATCTCGGTCGTGGCGACGTATCCATCCATCGCCTTATGGCTGGCGCGGGTGCGCTGGTCCTTGGTCGCCCGGTACTGCACCAGCGGGACGAACCGCTTGGCGGCGGGGTCGCGGCAGATGTCCAGCCGCCCTTGGCTGCTGGCCCGGTTCAGGTTGGTCCGGTAGACGTTCTCCAGCCGGGCCGCGGTCAGGTCCTCGCCGACCTCAAGCAGCTCCTCGGCCTGCTCGATGAACTGCGCTAGGCCCATCTGCTTCAGTCGCTTCGTGGCCTTGTCGCGGGCCTCTTGCCCGCGCACGACTTTTCCCAGAAGGTCCCGCAGCTCCGCCGTCTTCTTCTTGGACAGGCCCGTGACGAAGAAGCCCGTCCGGGCGACCTCTTGAACCCCCGGGGTCCGGCGCTTGCGGACATCCTCGGGCAGTTCCCCGGGCAGGACCAACGCCTGAAACTGGGGGCTGACATCGGCCATCTTCTGGATAGCCGTCTGCTCCTCGTCCTCGCGCAGTTCCCGGGCGGCCTCGAACGCCTTGGCAATCAGGTCATCCCAGCGGGCGCGAGTCAGGGGGACGGTGTCCATCCAGCGGGCGACCATCTCCCGGGCAGGCCCAGGCTCGAACTCCAGCAGCATCCCGTCGGGCTGGGCGAAGCTGATGACCTTGGCGCCCGGCAACGGGACGCCTGCCCCCTTGAGCGAAGCAGCGGCGCCGCTTGCCCACGAGGACAGGAGCAGGGCGGCGGTGTCCTGCTCCCAGGCATCCCACGCCTTGGTGGCATCCTCGCCGGCGATCTGCGCGGCGATGGCGGCGCGGTAGGCGTCCGCGCCATCCTGCAGCGTGTCGCGCATCAGGCTGGGGATGTCTGCCTTGCTGGCCATTACCACCACGAGCGGCGGCTAAAGGATCGGGGTGCGCCCTCGGCGGGCGGGGTGCCCTCGGGGGGTAGGTTGTTTGCAGCCTCGGCGGCACGCTGCGCGGCGCCATCCACGGCGCCCTGCTTCTCGGTGAGCCAGGCCTGGAGGTCGGTGATGTCGCCTTCGCGCTGGGTGAGCGGCGGCGCCCAGCCAGCCGGACGCGGCGCGGCACCGAGGACGGCGTCCCCATCCGACGGCTGCGACAGGCCGAGCAGGTCGCGCACCTCGCGTTCGCTGACGGTGCCGCCCATCGCCACGAACTTCTCGATGGCCTCGAGGCGCTCCTTCGGGTCCGGGCGCTCGGGCGCGAAGACGAAGCGGATGCGCTGGGCAAGCTCCTCGTCGGCGCCGAGCATCCGAGCAACCACGCGCACGAAGTCCTGCGTCAGGCTGTCAGCAAGGGCGTCGGCGTGGTAGCGGATGATCCGGGACAGGGTGTCGGCGTGCAGGTTCGCTACGCCCGAGCCGAGGCCCGTGGACCCCGCCTCGCTAGACAGCGACTGCCCGAGGATGGCCTCCTTGAGCTTGGCGCTGAACCAGTCGATCAGCTCCATGAACACCTGCGCCCGGCCTGCGTTCGGCTCCTTGATGTCGATGTCGTAGATGCGCTCGGTCCCCGACTGCGGCAGCAGCACGCTGTTGTCGTTGGTCAGGTTGGCGAGCACGTTCTCCATCATGTTGCGGCCAGCGTCCTGGCCGAGCGGGTAGTACCCCACGCGAATGCCCATCGCGTACCGCTCGGCGTAGGTGATGGCGTCCTGCAGGACCTCCTGCTTCGCCAGCCACATGAACCAGCACACGTCCCGGGCGCCGACGCCACGGTAGATGGCCTCGGTGCTGTTCGGGTCGTTGAAGTCCGGGGCGGCCACGAACACCCGGTGCAGGACCACGGCGCGGCGCTCCTGCTCGGTGAAGATGTGGACCCGGGAGT